AAACCCAAGGCTTGTGATTGTGGTGTATGCCGAAAGGCATCTGCATCCACAAACCCTTCCCATGTGGCTAAACAGAAAGCTAAGTGCAAAAACAGGTAGGAGATTATAATGGCAGTTAATTCGTTAGTTAAGAATGTAACTTCAGCAGGTACAGCAGAACGAATTTCTGCAACTCATATACTTTGCTCTTCAGTTACATTTAGAGCAAAGAAAGGCAACACAACTGACATCTATATAGGTGACAGTTCTGTTGCGGATACCTACCCTGACTTAGACGCAAATCAAACAATAACTTTTGAAGCACCAACGATAGCAGGAAATGTAGAAGGTATAGACCTATATAACATTTGGGTAGATGCTGATACAAATGGTGAGGGAGTTGACGTTTGGTACAACACGATAGGATAAAGGAGTAATAATGAGTGTTAATGATTCGCTTAGAACCCTTTATTCTGCACAGGCTATAACTGCCGCAGATACTTCTTCTGCTTCAATTGAAGTAGGAAGGAGTAGTGAGGTAACTATTTATATTAAAGTTACAGCGAAAGCAGGTACTAGTCCTACGTTAGATTTAGATGTTGAGACTTCACCTGACAATGAAGATTGGCATAAAGATTCGTCTATTACACAGATTAGTGATCCTACTCTCACTTACTATGCTGATGCAGTTAAAGTAGCAAATTGTATTGGAAAATACATTAGGTTACGATCTACAGCAGTTGGTGGTAGTGGTTCTCCTAGTATGACTGTAACAGCTAGAGTAGTGGCAAAAGGATAAAGCATGGCAACTACCTTAGAAACGATTCGTGCTGAGTTAAAAAACATTACTGGCACTTTTCCATTTTTTACAGGTGAGAATGAAGTTGGCGATGGCGTTATGGATCAAGCTGTACAGCAAGCCGTTAACGCCTATAGTCGTGACTTCCCTAGAGTAATAGTAGAAAGCGAGGTTGGGGATGGTGGTAAATATTATCCATTAAGTAACCTTACCTCTTGGGAGGATGATTTTTCTCAGATAACTGCGATTGACTATGATGCAGGGAGTCGTATATCAGCAGATGAATTACCCCAGTTCCTTTCAGAAGATAATGGTGATTGGAAATATTATCGAGATAATACAACTAGATATTTTGTGTTACCTAACCATTCCCCTGCCGCAACAGTAACAATGATGATTACTTATACCGCTAGGCATAGCTTGGATTCCACTTCTTCAACTTTGCCTACGCAACACGAGAAAGCTATTGTTTATTTGTCTGTGGCAGAACTCGCTTCTATTCTTCAGTTTCATGCAGAGAAAGCAATAGACCCCCCTGCTGGAGCCAGTTATATATCTATGAGAAATAAGTCTAGTGGATTCCGATCTGTAGGAGATCACTTTAGAGAAAAGTATATTAGTGAAATGGGTGGTGATGGTGTAGTGGGGGCAAGCCATTGGAGGGAGTTTGATCAAGAGTTTATAACTGGTGACTCATATTTCTTCCATAGTTATGCAGAGAATAGTTAATGACTACAGGAAATGCTACATCAACAAATGTTACTTTAAAATCTAGAAGTGTAATTGAAGAGGCTTCTACAAAGGTTTTAGATTCCATTGGATGTAAGAATATTTTTACACAAGATTTAGAGCCACTAGTAACCACGCAAGCGTTTGTTGACATGTTGAGAGTTGATTCAGGATTAAATCAACCCCATTACGAGGGATGGTTTTTACATCGCAACGGGTTCAGAGAAGATTCTAGTGCTGTAACTAATGCTTATCAATATGATATCGTGCATGATATGATTGTGACAGGATTGGCATTTCATGGCTCATTTGAAGAAAGTTATAAATACATACAAGACAAAACAGAAGAATTGTTTTGGACGTTAGAAAAGAACAAGAATATGCTAGGCAACGAAACAATTAAGTATATCGAAGGAATGAGTGTTAGCTTTTCCTTTGAACAGTTTGGAGAGATGTATTTATATCGTTCCCAAACTTCTTTTACTGCCCACAGTTTGATTATAGAAACTAACGGTAGAGTTTATACGAGTTAATGGAGGATATACGATATGGCAGTTAGATCATCTACAGAGCAGGTAACAATTGGATTGCAAACAGGAATTGGTGTAACCAATGCTACTAACCATATAGTTCCTGTTAATACAGGTAGTTTTTCAGCAACTGAAACCTTTGAAAACATTATGGATACAGGTAGACGAGGTTCAGAGGCTTTAGACTATAACTCCTTTAGAGGTGTTGGCTCTACTGAAATCACTTTTGAATTTCCTCTGATGTACGGAAAAGCCTCTCCTGTCACAACCGATGGAGGTGGTACTGGATCAGTTCTAGGTATTCTTCTTAGAAATTTACTTGGTACAAATATAGATCAAACTGGTCTAGGAAGTGCGACAACTGCAACTAAGGCTTTTGCATTAACCCTTGCTGATGGGACTACAGATACAAAAGCATTTGGAACTTACTTTCGATTAGCTAACGGAACTGCTTATGCACAAGAGTTTCTAACTGTAGGAAGAAAGCTAGAAGGAACAGAGTTAGATACTAAGTATTTCGATTGTCGTGTTTCTGAAATAACTATTTCCGCAAACGCAGGAGAAGGCCCAGTAACTTGTAGCGTAACCCTTACAGGGCAACCGTTTACCAAGACAGCAGTTACAGTTAACAATAAGTATTTCACTCAGTCCGATAAAATTGCATTAGGTTGGGAGAACAGTTTAATTGATACTGTCTTTCCTGATGGGGGAAGCAAAATCCTTACTCCATATTTACTTGGTACTGCAATGTATGCGAATAGTGGAACTGATGCCGCCAATAGAATAATTAGTGCAGAAGTAACTATGACTAGGGAAATCACTCCTGTTTATGGGCTAGGAAACACTAATGGGTTTAACAATCTTTATGTTGGGCCTTTAGGAGTAACGTTCACTTCAACTGCCCAACTTAGTAATACTGAACTAGAAAGAGTAAGAGCAGGTATGCCCTTAAATGACGATTTATCAGGTTACACTTCAAGCAAAACAGTATTTGCTTTTAGTTCTGGTGATGGAGATAAAACTGCTGATGCTGAAGAGACAAGAGCATTTGCCATTGGTTTCTCTGCTGTTACTACATTAGAAGCACCGTTAACTATAGATACCTCAGGATCGTATAGCACTCTTGCTATATCAGGACGAGCATTAGCAACAACTGCCTCCCTGCCTTTAAGTGGAGATGCTTATACTGGTACTGGAGCAAGTAGTAACCTTAGAAGAAGTCCTGTAGAAGTTCTATTAGTTGAGGAAGGTAATTCCACAGCCGCTTCAAATCGACCTAACTATGGTGGAGCCGCAACATAATCTAATTTAGTCTCCTCTCTCTTGCACATGGTATTGACGAATATCATGTGCTTTAGCAAAGGTTACAGTTAGAGTGTAAGTATGGTATCTCAATTAGAAGTATTAGAAAGATTAGAAGACGAAGGATATGAAGTAAGCAAGAGGACACTTGGTTACTGGAGAGGAAAGGGTTTGTTGCCACCTTTAGAGAGAGATGGTCAACAGTATTATTGGGAGGAAGATGTAATAGAGAGAGTTAAGGATTTATGTAGCAAGAGAGAGGAGAGTATCTTATGCGAGATTGAGTTGGAGGGAATTAAGTTTCCTGTTGAGAGAGTAGAGATAAAAAGGTTTAGAGGAGATTTAAAAGCAATCATTTATTTAGAAGATGGTCGCTTTATATTAAAGAGAGTACGAGAGGAGTTTATTAATGCCATTTCCATCAGCTAAAAAGAAAATAACTTTTGATGACGTTGAATGCCCTGAGTATTGGTGTGAGTTTAAAACTATGGCAGGGATGAAGTACAAGGAAGTTAGAACTATGCTTGCAGGTAATGATCCTGAGGATAACTCTATTGATCATGTAAGTAATCTTCTTGAAGCAACAATTCTTGCTTGGAATTTACCCGAAGAAGATGGAGGGGAGGTCTTGCCAATTCCATCTACTGATCCAACATCCATACAAAAGTTGCCTAATATTATAGTGACTCATTTGGTAAACGAGATATCAGGTTCAGATGGGAGTGCTGAATCGGAAAATTTAGAACAAACCTCCTGACATCATTTACTTCATCAGGGGGGGCGTCAATACCCGAAGCATTTTGGGAAGTATATATAGCACAAGAATTTAATACTACTCCTTGGGATGTAAGAGAGAATGCAACTTGGGGAGATGTAAAATTAATAGAGATATGGTTGAATGCAAAAAGTATGGGACAAAAAGTTTCAGATCAGAGAGAAAGAGCGAAAGCCGCAAGTCGCTCTGAAAATAGTGTTTCAAGGGTTAGCCGTCCTAGAAGGAAAATAAGAAGAAGGTAATGGTTAATATAAATCTTACAATGCAAATGGATGATTCTTTGCAACTATTTGTTGATGACTTAGAAGACGTAGATTCAAATGGAATGAATCTTATTTTAGGAAGAGTTAGAAGAGATATCATTAGATTCCTTCAGCAAAGATATGGAAGTCAACCACAAGATAAAGGTCATGGTCTTGCTATACAGGCTACAGGGTATTTAAAAGAAGCAATAAGAGCATGGGAAATAGTTGAAGACGGTGACGGTGGTGCTAGTCTTGTTTGGAATGGAGGACAAAAATCTGCTGTTCAAGAAGGGCAATACGCTTCTACTCCTTGGTCACAGATTTATTTTATAAATAAAGGTAGAGCAGGATGGGGTGGGGATAACCCTGATTATGACGATCCTTATCAATATACTGCTTATAGTGAGCCTAGAAATAAAGAAGGTAAAGTAGACCTTCAAAAATATTTAGATAGAAAAATTCCTGATACAACAATTGAAGGAAGAGAAAGAAAGAAAAAGTCTGGGATCGGAAAAGAATTTGTTTCTCCAAGAGAAGCAGAAAGACAATTTCAAATGGAAGACAAAGGTGATGATTATGGGTTTGACCCTGAGGATATGGGGCCATTTAGATACGCTATATATGAATGGGCGAATGCAAAGGGGCTTAGTGAATATTGGGCGGCAATTGCCAATCAAATAGCTAAACAAGGCTCGCAAGGTGCTAGACCTACATTTACAGATGAATTGCTAGGTAGCGAGTTTCCAAATGGAGAAGCAACAACAGGAAGTTTATTAAAAGATATTATTGATGATGCGATAGACGCATACCTTAAAGGGCTATTAACTCCGCAAACAGGTAAGAAGACTGCTCCTGTACAGGTAGCTAATGTTGCGATTAACATTAGAGGAAGATGGCAGGTCGCAAAAGGGCAGACCATTACAATTGGAGACAAGGTATATGGTGGTGGGCAGTTTCTTCCAAAGGGAACTTATGGTCAATCTGCTCAAGGTTTCCAAATTACTTAGGAGATAGGTAATGACTACACAAAGTAACGTTACTATTAAGGCATCAGGGGAAGGCTTTAAAGCGATAATAGCTGATGTTAATAGATTACATCAGGCAATTGCTAAACTCGGAGGAGTTGGTGCTTCTGAAACAACTAGACAATTACAGCAAACATTTGCTGGAAGACAACAGTTAGCTAGAGAATATATTGAGAGAGAAGCCCCACTTAAACCTAGAGGGGAAGCGAATAAGTATTGGCAGGGATCAGGGACTCAAACAGGGCAACTTCTTGACAGGTTAGGAAGACCTATAGGGGGTAGCGGAACTTCACCTGTTTCTTGGCTATACAATCAAGAAGGCTTGCAAAGCAGAGCCACTCCTCCTGATATAGCGACAAGAGAAGCACTAGCTACATCAGCCACAGACGTATTAAGACCAGATGTAGTAGCAGGTAGCTCTCAAGAAAAAGCATTAAGGAAAATGAATGAGCAGTTTGATGCCGCAACTGCTAAAGGCAAGATGTTTGAAAGGCAACAGAAAGAACTTGGTCATGCCGCAAAAATATCTGCTAAATCAGTATTAGACCTTAGGGTTTCAATTGAAAAGTTACAACAGTCTCAGACCTTCCAAGCTCAAGGTACGCATAAGCAGGTTTCAGAATTAAAAGTTCTAGATGCACAATTAAAACAATTACAGGCTCAAACTGTTCAAAATACAAGCAACTTTGCTTTTATGGCAGGGTCAAGTATGAATGCACAAAACAGAGTAAGAACTCTTGGAGCTGCTGCTCAAGGTTCTATGTTGGCTATGAGTGCTTTAAATGGTGACATTATGGGACTAGCCTTTAGCTTAATCTTCTTGCAGTTTGCGGCTAACTTAAAAGTTGCTCTTGGATTTGGAGCGGTAGCTGTAGCAGGGGTCTTTGCCTTTAAAGCCATTAAAAAGATTTATGATAAAAAGCAAGAAGTACAAGACTTTACAGATGCATGGTATCAAGCAACAGGAAGTGTTCACTCTTTTGCTCTTGCAGGAGATCAGGCTGAACATGTTATTGCCAGACTTGGCATTACTGGTAGATTAGCCGCTGAATCTGAAGAAGCCGCTGTTGCCGCCATGTTGGATATGCAAAGAAGAGATCAAGATGTAACTGATGATAAAATTAAATTAGCAGTTCAAGCCTATCTTATTGCAAAGAAAGCTGGACAAGAAGAAGCGGAAGCACACAAATCTGCTATGAACGCTGTGCAAGATTCTTATCATGGAAGAGAAATTGTGATAGCAGGATATGCGACAACTTTAGACAAGATAAATCAAGAGACAGCTAGAATCCTCTCAAGTACAGAAAAAGACTTTATGTCTGCTATGGGGCAGTATGGAAAGACTGTTAAAGAAGCCTTTATGACTATGGGTCTTGATTCAGAAGAGGCAGGGAAAGCGGCAGGTAAATTTGCAGACATGGAAATATCTGCTTTCATGAGTGTAGACAACAAGGTAATAGGGTCTACAGCCGTTAGAACTAGATTAAGAAATAGAAAACACGAAATGGATAAGAACTCCATATACGAACAAGAGCAACGACTACTTGAAACATTTGAACAATTCGATAGGGAGAATAAAGCCGCAGGTGAACTTGTTTCCGATTTAAAGAAAGAAGACGATCAACGTATAGATGATATGTGGGCTGTTGAGGAAGAGAAGAGGGATATAGTAGAGGCATTAAAGTTGCTAGATAAAGAATATGTAACGGCATACGCTTCCACTATAGAAGAGTTAAAGGGTTTGGATAAGCAATTAACAGATTACTGGAAAGATGAAGGAATTGCAGAATCCAAGATGGCTATGTCTGATTACGAAACATGGACTGAGATGAGGGGTGGCAAGTACATGAAAGGGTTAGATGTAGAGTATAGGACAGGGCAACAGATGACTAATACTACGTTAGATTACAATAAAGATGGAGACTTGCAATTTATAGAAGCATTTAATGAGTCAGGAAACAGGGAAGAGATTCATATTGTCCTTGAAGATCAAACAACTGGTGGGTTAACTGCCATGGAAACTGTTTACAAGCAAACGTCAGGGGTAATTGTATCTAACATTGGAATGGCATCGGAGTCAGGAAACTTTTAAATGGCAATTACTCTAACAGTAAAAGGTGTTGATGTCTCGGAATATGTTGATTTTAAATCAATAATGATTACTGACACTATGGAAGTAACTGGCGACACCATGTTATTTAACTTATATATGGTGGCAGATAATGTTTATGGGCTTCCAGTTATCTTAGGGTGCGGAAATGAAGTTATCTTAACTGATGATTCAACTAAAGAATTTGCAGGAACAATTACTTCAATCTCAAGAGAAATGGGCGAAGGTAACCAGTTAGTTCGATATATTTGTACTGCAACTGATTACACCTATATGTTAAATAGGCGTTATGTAAATGCAACATTTAACAACAAGCGTATTACAGATGGTGCTAACGATTCTATGGTTAAAGATATTTTAGAACATCTAAAAAATGCCGCAGATTCAGATACTCAAGGTGGGGATTATTACTTCAATACATTTGTTGCCAATATCTCAGCACCTTATCTTATGGAAAATGGGCCAAATGTAAGAACACAATTTTACAACAGGGTTTTACCTGCTCAGGTTTTTTCTGATCTAGCTGAAAATACTGGAATGATTTGGTGGATAGATTTTGACAAGAGAATAAATTTTAGGTCTACAACTGAAATGCCAGCTACATTTCTTCCTGTGGTTGCAGAAGGAAGAGGGATACATGTTGAAGAAGATGTAACTAATTATTTTGATCTTACGGTGGAAGATTCCGCAGATGGGATTGGGACAAAGGCAATTATTAAAGATGCGATAATCCAAAGTACAAGTCAGAAATTAGATAATTTTGAAATTAATTCTCTTCAAGTAACGGCAGGGGAAGCAATTTTTTATCTTACAAAGAAACCTGCTAATTTGTTTGCTATTGCTGAAGTTGAAAACTTAACTCAAGGGACAACATATGTTCCTAAGTTATCTGAGATTACAAGACAAGAAGATGACCTGTCCCCTAGCGTAGACCCTGACGATCCCAGTAAATATCAAGCCTATTTTTTTATAGGTAGGCAAGGGAATGAAGGGGGAGCAAAGGTTAGACTTATTTCTGATTCATTTAACAATGGTGACAGGATTCGTGTTAGATATAATTATGAAACTAATGACGAACACGAAAATATAGATATGGATCAGGTTGAAGTTCAAGCTGAAGCTACAGGGGGAGATGGCTTTCATGAATTTGTATTTACTAAAAAGAGCGAGATAGCAGTTACTGATGTAACTGACCTAGATATTGTTGCCGATGTTTTATTATCTCGTAAAAGTAAAACATTACGCAGGGGTAGCTTTAAGTCAATGACAAAAGGATGGCAAGCAGGACAACTTTTTAAATTAAAGTGGGATAGAGAGAACATAGAAGAGGATGTCTGGGTAATAATTGTAAATAAAACTATAAGAACTCCTGCTGACGATCCAACTTTATTAGATAATATTATCGAAACAGAGATACGATTTTCTAATATACCAAGGGGGTTGAGACTGTAATGGCTGATAATGTTGCAGATGAAAATGCATTAGCTACATTTATGACAAATATTTATACAGAATTATTTGTCAGTAGCCCTAGTAATCCTAATGCTCCTATTAATACTACTCAGCATATGAGGAAAGAATTTCTCATGGACGATAAAAATATTAATGTTGTACAGACTCCTGAGTTGGGGAATAATAACTTTTGGGTGTGGGGGATTGCAGGTTATAGCGATACAATAGTATCTGATGGACTTTCTACCATACCTTTATCTTGTAGATATGAAGGAACTGCTCAATGGGGATGATTACAGAAATAAGACCTGAACCTAGAGATAACTTTATTGATGGCATTAAGCCACGCGGTTATGTTCATTGGGAGGTACTCGATGAGAACGATAATGTTATTAAGCGTGGATATGGAGTGGGTTCACAATGGTGGTTAAAATATATTCCCAATTTCTTACATAGGTTTTTACCTTATGGGAAACAGAACGCTATTGTTGATACTTCTAGGAAACGCATTACTGATTGGGTGGCAGGGGGTTCTGCTCCTGCTGTACCCAACTATATTGGAGTAGGAACTGGAAGTACACCTGTAGCATCTGCTGACACATCATTGGAAACTGCTGTTCCCTATACTGGAGTTACAGCTACAGCAAAGATATCTGACACTAGAACTTTATTTGGTGAAATGGCAGTAAGATTTGTAGTTTCTTTTGGGACAACAGAGATAACTACAAGTTCAAGTAATGTCAACATTAGAGAGTTTGGTCTGTTTACGGACTCTGATTTATCAACAGCAGATATGTGGGCTAGGGTAAATGTTAATATTGATAAGAGTCCCGAGCAGAAAGTAAACGTATATTGGTATTTAGTTTTTGAAAGGAGGACAGGCTTGGCTATTAAAAGTGGAGAGAGCATAGGGGCTACAGGTGTAGTAACGCCAAATACGCCAAGTACCTTGTCTTTTGCATCTCAAGTAACAATATGTACGATTCATAACAATACTGGACAACCAGTTTATATAAAGCTAAATGGTGCTTTAACAGGTTCTCCTCCTGAGAACTATGACTTTATTTTATTAGACGGTCAGAGTTATTTTCAGAGCGATGAGGAAATAGCGATTAATACTATATCTGTATACGTTAATGTGAGTATTGCCGCAATGCCTAGTAATTCTCTAGTTGTAAGGGGGTGGTAGATGGCTGTAACAATTGTTCCATCATTACTCCACGCAGGTGCTGTATCTGCTACATCGTTTGAGATAACAGGTGGAGGAGGAATAGAAATTAATCCTGCTACTGTTGTTGATTCTATAATTCAATTTAAAATTCAAGGTACTACTTATTTCACTATGGGAGTAGATGAGTCTACAACCAATAATGATTGGGTTTTAAGTATAGGCTCTGCATTAGGAACTAATAATGTTTGGTCTGTAGATGGTTCAACAGGAGTAATATCATTTACTGGTGGACTAAGTTATGCAGGAACAGATTGGACAGGTAATACAATTACTGAAGGATATGGAGGAACTAACCAAACTACATATACTCAAGGCGATATACTATACGCATCTGCTTCTAATACTTTATCTAAGTTAACTTTAGGAAATGCAGGAGATCAGTTAAAAGTTAATGCAGGTGGTACTCAAGTTGAATGGGGTGCAGGTGGTGGTGCGTCAGTTGGTTTAGCGGCTGCTTTAGCAATAGTTTTATAAGGAGAATGAAATGGCAAATCCACCAGACATAGTGAGTGTCGCTCATATCTATGGGAATGAACAATGTACGAGTCTTTCAACGACTAATGCGACTGCGATTATGGATGCAGTTCCTACAAATTACACCCATAAAGTTAATATGATAATCGTTTCAAATATTGATGGTACAAATAACTGCGACATCAACGTTTACATAGATAAGAATGGGACTCCTTATTATCTTGCCTACACAATAACAATTCCTGCGGATTCATCTCTCAGTCTGATAGATACTCCGCTTTATATAAATCACAACGCAAGCGGAACAGGAAATAGGTTGATGGCAGTTGCTCAAACTGCAAGTGATCTAGATATTGTTGTCAGTTATGAAGCAATTACGGATGTTGCTTAATGCCTAATTACCGCATTCCAAATAACAGTAATAATGATGCCAATGGTATTTGGACTCCTAATCAAGTTCAAAGGGCTAGAGAAGGTCTTGAATGGCCTGACCCTCATTTGCCAGGATATGCGGATGGCTGGGTTTCAAGATGTACGTCCCTTAATGGGGGCAATAATCTAGGGAACGCATATTTTAATCATTGGGGAGCTTTTACAACTTATCAATATTATTGCAACTATATAGCTATGAGATGCACAAGTCATGATTGGACTTTGCAAGCCACAACTATTGGAGATGGCCCAAGCAATGGGTACAACTATGTTCAGTTTGGAATTTGGGTAGGGACTCAGGTTCAAGGGAATAATTCCGCAGGGGCAGTTCAATGGTCAGGAAACAATAGTTATTATTTTAATTCATCAGGAAGTAGTGGTGGTTCATATCTATCTAATCAGTATGCTGTTGGGGCAGGGGGAAATTACGGTACGGCAGTTCTAACTAAAAATACTTGGTACGCATTTGGTGGAGCATATTGGTCAAATGGAACACATACCTATACAGCTTATAATGGAGGAGGGTGGACAAATTATTTCTCTAACAGGTCTCAAACGTTAACTGGGAACGTCACTCTCCAAGGAGATTTTGAATGGGCGGTGGCATCAACAGATGGACAAGGCTATTTCAGCAACACACAAACTCTTGGAGGGAATACTACTCAAGGCCCATTTAGTGCTTTTAGAGTAGTCTTATATCAGTAATGGCTAGAATCCCTAATCAATATGAGGCTTCATCTGTATGGAAACTTAATGACGTTTATGTTGCACAAAATGGTGGAGAATGGGTAACTCCTTACGTCCCCCCACCAAATTATGCTGATGGTTATGTTCATAGATTCTCAGGTTATGGCTCTTCGGGAAATAACTCTGGAAGTAATAACATGGTGAACAACTGGTCTAACTCATATTATCCTCCGCTTGTAAATGCTCTTTGTATCAAAATGGATAGAGACTTTGAACTTCACAGAGTTTACCAAGGTGGTGCGGCATATCCTACTGGTGGAACTGTTTATTTTAATTTGAGTATTTGGGAAGGTGAATACATCAACAATACAACAGCAGGGGCATTAAAAACTTCTACTGGAAATACTTCTATTGGTGTTGGGTGGAACTACAGTCCAACAAACGCTAATCAACTTTGGACAGGAGCAAACTATGCCGAATCAACTTATCGGTTTAGTGCGAACACTTGGTACACGATAGGAATTAGTTATTATCAAACCTCCTATGCCAATACTCAAAACTGGTACAACGGTAATGGTTACGGTTACTCAACAACTCAAGATATTTGGTCTTGTTCTGCTTCAAATGCAGGAGGAACCACAACATTAACTACAACAACAGAATGGAAAAACACTCAGGGTTTATGGACTTCTAGTGGAATATGGACAAGTGGTTCAAACTGGTGTAATACAAGCCAAGGC